ACTACTGACAGCGAGGAGGATAGTTCATCAGAAGATTATGAAACACCTGACTTTGACGAAGAAGATTTTTAGAAGGGAAGTTATAAAATAATATGGCAAAGAAGAAGAAAACAGAGAACCCTCGGGGTTTTAAACCTGAGGGTTTTCAAGGTTTTAAAAATAAATGTAGAAGTAAATTTGAACTAAGAATAGGCAAACAATTATTTAAACAGAAAGTTCCTTTTGAATACGAAAAGTTAAAACTAAAGTTCCAACAGCCATCGAAGAACAGGACTTATACTCCTGACTTTATACTTCCAAACGGAATTATTATTGAAGCTAAAGGTAGACTTACTGTAAAAGGTAGACAGAAACATTTATGGGTAAAGGATCAACATCCTGACTTAGATATTCGTTTTGTGTTTCAAAGATCTAAGAACCCTATCTATAAAGGAAGTAAGACTACATATGCAGATTGGGCTGATAAGAATGGTTTCAAATGGGCAGAAAAAAGAATACCTACAAGTTGGCTGAAAGAACCGAAGAAAAACATAGCTTTAAGGGAAAAGGTGAGGAGGAAAAACTAAATGACTAAATATATTTCAGTTGTTGAAAAGTTATATAGTCAAGGTTATAGACAACATGAGATAGCTTTAATCTTAGACATATCTCAACCAACAGTAAGTAACATCTTAAATGGAAAATACAACGAGGGGGAATAAATATGAACCACCATAAAGAGGAGGATGGCAAGTTTCTATACCACACTTCTTGTGAAGCTTGTGGATCATCTGATGCTAAGTCTGTATATAGTACAGGTTCAGCTTATTGCTTCAGTTGTCAGACTTGGTTTCCTCCTGAAGATGGTGGTGAAGTTAAGACCACTAAAAGAAGGAGGGTTAAAGGGTTGAAAACAGATATAACTTTCAAAGCTTTAAACAAACGAAAGATCAAGAAAGAAACTTGCAAGAAGTTTGACTATGGATACTCAACAGATAAAGGTGAAGTAGTACAAGTAGCAACCTACCATGATGCGAATGGGAATAGAGTTGCTCAACATTTAAGAACAAAAGATAAACAATTTAGATGGCGAGGAGAAACTGGAAAGATACAATTATTTGGACAACATCTTTGGCAAACTGGAAAGAGATTAGTAATTACTGAAGGTGAGATAGATGCAATGACTATTGCTCAAGTGTTCAACCTTAGGTGGGCTGTAGTTTCTGTTCCGAATGGAGCTCCATCAGCTAAGAAATATATAAAACAAAACTTAGAATTCATAGAAGGTTTTGATGAAGTTGTCTTTGCTTTTGATAATGATCAACAAGGTAGAGATGCTATAGCTGAATGTGCACCATTAGTTAAAACTGGAAAAGCGAGGGTGGCTACATTTGCTCCCTATAAAGATGCTAGTGATATGATGCAGAGTGGTAAAATGGCAGAGATTGCCCCTGCTATATTCAATGCAAAAATATATAGACCTGATGGAATTATTGCAGGTTCAGATATAACTTTAGAATATCTAATGTCAGAAGAAGATGCTGAAGGTTATGAAATTCAATATCCAAAACTAAATAAAATGTTAAAGACCTTGAGAAAGGGAGAGTTAACTACACTTACAGCTGGTACTGGAGCAGGTAAAACTACAATTGCTCGTGAACTAGCTTTTCATCTTTTAAAACAACACGATTTAAAGATTGGATATGTAGCACTTGAAGAAGGTGTAAAGAAAACAGCCTTAGGTTTCATGGCTATAGATCTTGGAGTACCACTTGGAGATTTGTTCCTTGATAAATCTATTGTTGAACCTGAGAAGTTCGAGAAGTCACATAAAGAAATCATAAGCTCAGATAATTTATTCTTTTATGATCACTTTGGTTCTTTAGAATCAGATAACTTAATGGCAAAGATTAAATACCTAGCTTCAGGACTTGATGTAGATTTCATAGTGCTTGACCATATATCAATTGTTGTTTCAGGTATTGAAGGTGGAAATGAACGAAGAACTATAGATAACTTAATGACAAACTTAAGATCTATTGTTGAACATACAGGTGTAGGTTTGCTTCTTATCAGTCACTTAAGAGTGCCTCAAGGACAGAAGTCTGCTCATGAAGAAGGTGGAAGAGTTACTCTTAATCAGCTTAGAGGATCAGGAAGTATCAAACAGTTAAGTGATAATATCATTGCTGTTGAAAGAGATCAACAAGCTGAGAATCCTAATATATCTAACTTAAGAGTGCTGAAGAACAGACTGTTTGGTCTTACAGGACTGGCAGATGTATGTAGATACAACATAGTAACTGGAAGACTGACAGCTTTAGATGAAAAGGAATTGAATGAACATAGACAAGAGGAGGAGAAAAATGAAGCCAAAAACATTTTTGGAGAAAACCCCGAGTTTTAAAAGTATTGGAAAAAACATAGGTGGTTTAGTGGCGGAAAAGCAAAAACAATATGGTGACAGTTTTGGTAGAGCAGGTGATGTATTAAAAGTTTTATATCCTGATGGAATTAAACCTGATCAGTATGATGAAATGCTTTCAATCACTAGAGTTTTAGATAAGATATTTAGGTTGACTGAAGGTGACCAAGGAGATGAATCAGCTTGGCAAGATATAGCTGGTTATGCCTTACTTGGTGTACGAAAGAAATTAAATAAAAAAGAATATTTAAAAGCATATAAAGACTACTTCGGGTTAAGTGAGAATGAAATGCCTGAAGAACTATAATCCTTTTAGGAGAAGGGAGGAAGGAAGTTTGGTACAATGGACTTTATCATTTTTGACATCGAAACTGATGGACTTGATTTATCCGAGATATCGACCATCCACACAATAAGTTTATATGACAGCAGGGATGGAAAGATACACACCTATGATTTAGAGGATGTAAAACATGGAATTAAACACCTATCAGAAGTAGATATGATTGTTGGACATAACATTATTGACTATGACATACCAGTAATTCAGAAGTTTCATAGTTTTAAGAAGCCTGAAAAGGTTATAGATACACTTATATTTGCAAGACTTGTTTATCCTGATCTATGGCTTGTAGATCCTAAGTTAGTCAAACAGGGAAGACTTGAGAAAAGACTTCAAGGTAGACACAGCTTGGAAGCTTATGGTCAAAGATTAGGACTTCACAAAGGTGACTATGGTAAAGACACAGACTGGAAACATTGGTCAAAAGAAATGTCAGACTACTGTAGATTAGATGTTAAAGTAACACTTAAATTATTTAAGAAACTTAGTAACAAACCATATGATAAAGAAGCTTTAAGACTTGAACATAATGTAATGACTATTATTAAAAGACAAATGGACAATGGATGTGGTTTTGATGTAGATAAAGCAAAGAAACTATATTCAGAACTTGTAGCTAAATCTAACAAACTTGAGGTAGATCTTATAGATACATTCGGTTCATGGATAGAACCTAAAGGTGATCCATACACAGCTAAAAGAGATAACAGTAGATATGGATATGTAGAAGGAGCTACCTATCAAAAGATAGATTATGTAACCTTTAACCCGAACAGTAGAGTTCATATCTATAAAAGACTGATGGAAAAATATGATTGGAAACCTACAGAATATACTGATGGTGGTCAACCAAAGGTATCTGAATCAGTACTTAAAGAACTTCCTTTTCCTGAAGCTGAGATGTTAGTGGAATCACTTACTCTTAGTAAAAGACTTGGACAGTTAGCTGATGGCAGGAACGGATGGCTTAAGCTAGTTAAAGATGACAATAGAATCTATGGATATGTAAATACAAATGGAACAGTTACAGGAAGAATGACACACAGCTCACCTAACATGGCACAAGTTCCATCTACAGGATCACCTTATGGTGCTGAATGTAGAGAACTATTTGTTCCAAGGAAAGGCTGGAAGTTAGTTGGAGCAGATGCTAGTGGTCTAGAGCTTAGATGTTTAGCTCACTATATGGCTAAGTATGATGATGGTAGATATACAAAGATACTTCTTGAAGAAGATATTCATACAGCTAACCAACATTCAGCAGGACTTGATGAAAGATCAGATGCAAAAAGATTTATCTATGCATTCCTTTATGGTGCTGGTGATGAATTACTTGGTGAGATTACAGCTCCTGAAGGTGCTACAACAAGAGAAAAAAGAAAGCACGGAAAGAAACTAAGAAGTAAATTCCTTGAGAAGACTAAAGGTATCCGACAGCTACAAGATACAGTACAGAATGTAGC